ATAATGTTAAGAGGTATCGCTTTAATGATAATGTTAATAGCATCAGTAATTTTACTGGTGCTAACATTCAACGAGATATACGGATTAGTTCCAAACGGAGCATTGTTATTATTTCCAATTGCATTATTAACGATCAACTATACAATAATTCAAATTATAAAGGAGTTTAAATAATGAAAAAATGGAAAGCAATATCTATTGATAATAAAAAAATATGTAGTTTTAAAACAAAGAAGGAAGTAATACATTGTTTAAAGGAAAGTTATTTAAAAGATCATGTTCCTTTTTTTGAACTGGATAGTCAAGGAAGACTGGATGGCTTTACCTTCAAAGAGTTCTTAACAGACTTTAAAATAACAAGAGTTTAACCTCGGAAGATGGGAGCTTCGGCTCCCATTTTTTTTTGACCTACGGTCGCTCCCTACGGTCGCTATAAACGGTCATGACCTTCGGTCATGGTTATTGTACGGTCACTATAGGACAAGACGCAAGACGCAAGCAATCGTTAACATGTTAAGTTTATTTTTCTTGACTTGTTGCATTTATGCAACACTTGGCAATCGTTAACATGTTAAGTTAATAATTTAAAAAAATGTTTACTTGCAATTAATTGCGTGATATTGTTATTTATAACAATAACAAAAATGAGGATTAAAAAAATGAGTTATAAAAAAATAAATATAGATCAAGAAATAATTAAGGACGAATTTAATTGCTATTCAATAGAAGATAGACAAGAGGCAATTATTGCAATTCTTAAGCTTTTTAAAAATTCTAATAATAAGAAAAAAGTTTTAATTGGTTTAGAAGAATTTAATAGTTTTATCAATAAAGAGATTAAAGCTTTAAAAGATAAAGCAATTGAAAAAAATAAAGCTTATTATAAATTTGGTAAAAAATTTGATGACTATAAAAAAGGTATTAAAGAGACCATTTTAAAAAATCATCCAGAATATTTTAGAAAAAATAAAAGAAAATATTTTACTTGGAAGTAATTAATAAAATACTAGTTGCATTTTATTGCAACTAGTATAAACTTAAATTAAAAATGAGGAATAAAAAAATGATACAATTAAATAAACAAGAAAAAGCTTATTATAAAAAGATGTTATCTAATACATCAAAACTTGGCGTTAAATCAATTTCTTTAAATGCTAAAAATTGCAAAACTGGTTCAAAACTTGCCAAGAAAAAAGGTTCAGTTTGTCATGGATGTTACGCATTAAAAGGATGTTATCAATTCCCAGTTGTTCAAGATGCAATGGCAAGACGTATGGAATTCTTTAACCATAAAGATTTTATTAAAATTATGGTTTGGTTATTACAATCACAAACCAAAAAATATTTTAGGTGGTTTGATTCTGGGGACGTTCAAAGCGTGATTATGGCGTTAAACATTTTAGAAGTTTGTAAACTAACGCCAGATATTAAACACTGGATACCATCCAAGGAATATAAAATTTGGCGTGATGTTTTAAAGATTGAAAAACTACCATCAAACGTATGTTTAAGAATGTCATCCCCAAATATTGATCAAGAACCATTAAAAGGTTTTAACAATACATCTACAGTACATGAAAATAAAAAAGCTTTTGGTTTAGAATGCATTGCATATAAACAAGATGGAAAGTGTTTAAATTGTAAAGCTTGTTATGATCCAACAGTTAAAAATATTTCATACCCTAAACATTGACACCAGGTTTTTAACATGTTAACTAAATAGTGAGCTAATCGGGATAGCTCACTTATCAAAATCTGAGAGCCTAGAAATCCTCCCTCTAGGCTCTTTTTTTTATCCTACAATATAAACGGTCACAATACGCAAGACGCAAGACAATTGACAAAACACAAACGGTCACAATACGCAAGACGCAAGATCATGGTTGCCGATCTACGGTCGCTCCCTACGGTCGCCAAACGGTCACGATCAAAAATTTATTGTCAAGATTTTTTTAGTTAACATGTTAACTGCTGCCAAGAACATTCTCCAGGATTTTTTTAACATCTTTCGTCTTCAATTGACACTTGGCAAGTAAGCCTTTTTCATATAATTCAATGGCTTGACCACCTCCAAATAAAAATAGGTCAGAGGTCAAGAGGTGCTTGACCAAGAAAAAAGACAACCCTTTTGAATGAAATAGTGACATATTCCAAGCAATCTGCGACTTTTGGAGTAAGATACTGTTGTTTTTTGTTGTTTTTAATTCAATAAATACAGATCTACCATTATGACACAAAAATGTATCACACATCCCATTTGAAGCTCTATTTTCAATTCTTTGATAATGTGTTTTTGGAGGTAGATTTTTCTTCAATAGCAACCAAAGGTTCTTCTCTGACATCTTCTACTTTCTTAAAATTACCATCAATAAATGCATGAGGATATTCTGATCTAATTTGATTTAGTCTTGCAACAATTTCTTCTCGACTAAGTTTATCTAATTGATGGATATGATTTTGTTCTCTTCGATCAACTGTTAATCCACCTAATGCAGATCTTGTTTTTTCTGCATTTATTGATGCAGAAAATTGTCCCTCTTCTTCTGCTTTGTGTGATAGCTCAGATAATCTTTTCAATTGACCAATTAAAGTCACTCCATATCTTCGTTCTCTTTCATCTCGAAGTTCTTTTATATATTCAGTAACTAATGGAAAGTCTTTTCCATTTAATAATTTAGATGCATGATGTCTTGCACTATCTTCAGTATATCCACTTTTAATTGCACATTGTCGAGCAGAATAAATACCCTCGACATAATGTTTAGCGAATTCTATTTGTCTTGTAGTAAGTTTCGATTTATTTCCCATAAAAACTAATATAAGGGATTTTCACAACCAAATCAAATTTCAAAAAACAAAATCTCGTATGTGTTAATGTGTTATTTAAAGCGTAGTTTTTGTAGTTAAATGTAGTTGAAAATAAAAGTTAAATGGTTGTTTTTATTGAACTTATACGTTTGCTACGGAAACTACACCTTTTTCAAAAATATTTTTAAAATAATTTTCGTTGTGAAAAAGACTATATAAGTAGTTTAATTGCAATAAAATGTAATTAGTTGTTGACATATATATTTACTAAGTTTAATCTATTAATAATGAAAATGAAAATGGAGAAATTAATGGAAAAAATTTGTAGTGGTAATTATGAAAATGTTTTGTCTTTGATTGAGAGGGCAAAACATTATTATTTTTGGATACAAACTAGTGAAACTGATGGTCTTTACGATTGTATTAATAGACAACAGTTTGAAAATAAAATGATTGATAAAATCGAAGACAACAATTGTCACATTGAAGATCTTTATTTGAACGATGATGGCGAACTTTATTATAAAGATTGTTGTATAGAATTTTGGAAAAATAAATCTTGGAAAAGTGGAGGTAATAATGAATACATACGATAAATTATCAAGACTATATCAGAGATGGTTGCAAAGAAATAAACTTAATCCTCTGATTAGTGCAGACGATCTTTACTACGATTATTGTAGAGGAGAAGTGTCATTGGACAATGGTCAGTTGGCATGGCTCAAGAAGTTTAATGACATTTGGTATAAATCAGATCTTCATGAACAAAATAAAAGAGTTCCATTTGATGTTCATGATGAAGAGGGTATTCTTGACTTATGGTCTGAGTATCTTGCAGAAGACAAGAGATCATTCAACGAATATTTTTCTGAGGAATTTGGATTTACTTGTGACGAGGGTATCACTCGAAAACAGTTAAAGTTTTTATGCGAAACATTAATAGGGAGGAAATAATGAATAAAACAGTTAAGTATTTTGTTTATGATTTTAATCAAGTTCAAGTATTCAACATTGGTTTTGAAACTTTTCAACAAGCATTTGATTATTGTTTAGGTCACTTCAAAACAGATGAAGAAATGAATGAAATAATAATATTACCATTTGTAGGGAGGAATTAAAATGATCAACGGTCAATTGACAACATTAGCAGATAGTGGAGCAACTCTTCAGTTTGAATGTGAAGAGTGTGTTGGAGAGGGATACATTCCCATAAGCAATGAAGAAGTTGTAACATGCAAAGAATGTGGTGGTCGAGGATGGACAGAAAATTTATCCTCGATACCTCAAGATTTATTTATAAGAATAGGGAGTAAAAAATGAATGAACCAAGACCAACTAGTGTAGATGTAGCAAAAGCAATAGAAGATTTTCTTCTTCATGAACTCGATGTAGTTACGGAGAGTGATTGGTTTGATGAAGTTATAGAAAAGAAAGTAACTGAAGTACTAAATAAAAAACTAGCAGAATTAGGAAAGGATTAAAAAGATGCCTAAGACAATTGAAGAATATAAAAAACAAGAAATTATTGGTTTTGATGTTTGGCTTGATAGTGGAGTATGTATCAAAGGTTTCAAAGAGTTTGATGAAAAAGCTATCGAACAAGCTAAAAAACAAATCATTGACATGATAAAAAAAGATCAATGCTCATGGCATTGGGAAGAGTTTAGAGGAGAAGAATAATGTCACATTTTAAATTAGCAGAAAAAGAAATAAAATTATTTATTAAAAGTATGAAAGTATACAAGGATAAATTGAATGAAGATCATCCACATACACTCACATATCATCATGAGGTATCAAAAGAAAAAAGATATCTTGGTTTAACCATTGGCAAGATGGAAAATGAATTAAAGATAAGAGCAATGAGAAAATTCAAAGTCACAGTATGAGGAGGAACAAATGAACTTGATAGAACTAGAAAAACAAATTGAAAAAAATAAAGTTATAGAAAAATTTAAAGATGGTGTTGTCGATGGATTAATACATGGCATAAGAGATACCACTCAATCCCATCATTATTATCAAGAGGGGTATGACTTTGGAATAACTTTATATTCAAGACAAATAGATGAAGAAAATAAAAGTGGATGAACCAGGAATTTAACATGTTAATTAAAAAATGGTTGCAATTATTTGTAATAAATCATATAAGAATTATATAACTATTATGGAGAAAAAAATGACTAAAGAAAACAAGTATGCTCTGATTGATGAACTTCCAAAAGAAACTCAATCAGATATAAGAAGAGCGATGATTGTTCAATCAAAACTTGGCAAAAAGAAATACAGAAATGTATGGGTTGGTAGTGGTTGGATAAGTTTAGACTCAAATGACAGACTAACTTTTAGAGAGGCAAAATACTAATGAAACTTACTAGAAGAGAAAAGTCTCACTTAATAATAGCCTTAGGCGAACTAATAAACTTAAGGCTATTGGAGAGTGAAAGATTTATCAATGCTCCTAATAAAGAATTAGATGCATTCGATATTAGTGAAAAGAAAAGCTATAGAAAAGAATTAAGAGAATTGAGTACACTTCAAAAGAAGATATATGCTCTTGATTATCTAGATTTTAAAAATAGTAGGAGGAGTAAATGAGTAGACTAAAAGATTTATTAATTGATGTGGAGAGCCATTTAGGTTCTCTGCTCAATGAAGATGGATTGACGAATGATCAAGCATTGAATGTTATTGAACAAACACCTTTCGTGGTCGGTGGTCAAACATTCAAAGGCAATTTTGTTCGACAATGTGCAGAGCAAATTCTTAACGAATGGTCAGTTGAGGATTTATATTACAAACCTTTTCTAGAAATATTTAACGGAGGAAAAAATGAAAATAAATAAGTCACAGAAAAGAATACAGTTTGAAAACAAGATGTTAAACACTCTTGTAACTGACTTGTATTGGGAATACGACAGAATGAGTAGTAGTGGTCAGAAGACACTTGACAACTTGGCAAAATTAATTGGTGTTCCTACTGAGGAAGAAATGGAGAAGTTATAATGAACGATGTACAATGGTTAAAGTTAGATGTAACTCTTCCACATTACATGGAGGATGTATTGGAAAGAACAATCGATCTAGGTAATGAAGACGAGTTACAAAGGTTTCATCAGTTTAGAAACGATGTAGAAAAATTAATTGATCAATATTATGGAGGAAATAATGGGTAGATATTATCATGGAGATATTGAGGGCAAATTTTGGTTTGCAGTTCAATCAAGTCAAGATGCAGATTTTTTTGGAAGTGAGGGTACTTCATCCCATCTTCACTATTACTTTGATGAAGATCATAAGAAAGATGTCCATAAAGGTATTCTTGAGTGTAAAAGGAAACTGCATAAGTATAAAAGACTTTTAGATGAGTTCTTTGAAAATCGAGAGGGATATAATAATAAAATGCTTCAAGACTTTTTAGATGAGAAGATGCATCCTCATAAACATACCGAGGATGGTATTAAATATTATCTAGAGTGGTATGCAAGAATGCATCTTGGCAAAAAGATTTATCTCTGCATACTTGAACACGGAACATGTCAGTTTGAGGCAGAACTGTGATCAATCATCTTGATTTATGTAGTGGCATTGGTGGGTTTGCTCTTGGATTTAAATGGGCAAACCTATCCAAACCAATAGCATTTTGTGACTTTGATATACCATGTCAGAAAGTGTTAGCAAAAAATTTTCCAAACGTACCAATATTTAATGATGTAAAGGAGTTAGCAAGTGACCCAACAAAATTTATTCAACAACCAATCGGAATCCTTAGTGGAGGATACCCATGCCAACCATTCAGTACAAGTGGCAAAAGGCTCGGATCAGAAGACCCTCGACACATCTTTCCGTACATCCATGAAATTGTTAAACAAATTAGACCCTCTTACTGTGTTTTCGAAAACGTATATGGGCATGTCTCCATGGGACTTGACGAGGTACTCTTTGCAATGGAAAACCTTAACTACCAAACGAGGACATTTGTTGTTTCGGCTAGTAGTATCGGAGCGAGACACAAACGAGACAGAGTGTGGATCGTCTGTAAAAACTTGGGCGACTCCTACTACCATGGATTATCTACCACCAAGATCGGCAGAGGCAACGAAGAGATTGCAAGAGGGAGCAAGGAAAGGTCGGAAGAGACCAAGCAATCTGAGGGAGCAAGTGGATCCGAAAACAATGGAGATGTATCCAACTCCGACAACCAAAGGCTTCGGTCATGCATCGGAGGGACAGACAATGATCTTCAGAAAGAAAGTGGAGAGAGGAGAACTGACAGAGAAAGAGGCTCAATCTATGATGAATGGGGTAACTTTAAGACCACCGAGGATGGAAGAGTGGAAGTTTCCGACTCCGAATTCTGGTCAAGTGAAACATTCGTACAATGGCAACAATCAGTATTACGAAAAGCGATTGAAAGATGGGAGACAGATCGACCTCACAATGAAGATGTATCAAACGGAGGGAGATGCGAGACTCAACTGCGATTGGACAGAGTGGCTAATGGGGTATCCTATTGGATGGACGAGCCTAGAGGAGTCCCAAGAATCACAACCGAACAACAAAACAGACCTCAAAGACTAAAGATGTTAGGGAATGCAATCGTTCCTCAACATGCCTACCACATCGGATTAGCAATAAAGGAGGATATTAAAAATGGGTAGAGATAGACTTTATACTTTTAGGAAGATAGATCGTTTACGAGCATTGTATGAGAGGCATTGTTTTTTGTTAAAGATTCCTAAATACACTCTTGATCGAGCAGAATACAATGGTGTTCTGCTTGGTATCGATCTGGTCTTGGAGGTGGATAAAAGCATAAAAGACTTTGAAGATGATATCAGAAGATTAGAGGGACTTACTAGGGCAGACAAAGTAAACATACCAAAAGGTCCCAAAGAGAGAACAAGAAGACAAAAGGAATAATCCGTGCTAACATTTAATGTGAAAGGAAGAACAATGGACAATGGTCAAGAAACAACATACCTAGAACCACCACCTATGATCCAGGAAAATCAAATGGAGTGGGACATGGCAGTTGAAAAAGTCGCAAGAGTTATTAATGACACTTGCAATGACTATGATAAAAAAGGACATCCATATTATTCTAAATACTTAAGAGAAGCATTTCAGAGAATAATTAAGGGGTAGTTATGTTCAAAGCAATTATAGTTGTTTGCTCCATTTATGCGACACCAAATTGCATAGAGATACATGATGTGGTAAGACCCAATGGATACCAAACTAAGACAAGATGTGAGGCTAGGTTGTCTCAGATGTTAGAGATGCTTATGCCAACTTTAATTTTTCCTCATAGCTTGACGATGAGTTGTTCAAAAGATAAAAGAGTACAAACATAAACTTTAACAATAGAGGGAGTAATGAACAAAGAAGAATGGCAAGAAAAATATGGTAGTGAGTGGCAAAATGAAAAAGTAAAAGAGCATTGCTCTGCAAGATGTCCTCGATGCCAAGGAGTTTTAAAAACAGTAGAAATACACGGACATACTCAATGTGTAATCTGCAAGGCAGTTGTCGATGAATGTTGTCAAGGTCAACAAAGATGAGTGATAACATTATAAATTTTGAAAAGATTCTCAAGACGAAAGATCCCGTAAAGAAAGTCTGTGACGTAGCATCAAAAGAATTTAAAGAGGTTATGCTTATCGGAGAAGATAAAAATGGAGAGTTGAGAATGATTACAACATTAGATCACTATGCCGATATGTTGTATATGATGGAGATAATTAAAATGGGTATAATAACAAAGGGAGCAGAAGGAAATGAAGAAGAGTAATTCTGAAATTTATTTGGAGGCGAGTTTAAATTCAGTGACATCTTACATTAGGGGGGAACTTAACTTGGAAGAGGCAGTAGAAAGACTTGAACAACTCGGACATAACAAAAAAAGTGCGATTAAAGTTCTCAAAGACACTCATAGAAATAACGTCTTCAGTTTTCAAACAAAATCCAGACTTGGCGATAGTACAAGCGAGGAGGATGTGGGAGATGAGCAAACCGATTGAAACGATCAGTTTTATGTGTGGGATAGAAATACCTACCTTAAAAATGTTAGCAGTTGGTTTGGAGTGGAAAAGAGTTAAGAGAGAATGGTGGGAAGTACAATGGTTTGGACCTTATCTAACGGCAGAAGAAATGAATCAATGTCAAGAGGATTGGAGTAGTCAAAACTTAAAAAGAGCACCAGATGAAAATGAGGGGAGATTTAGAAATAAATATACAATTAAAAATTCGGCTGCGTCAACTTTATCTTGGATAGATGACACTTATACATGAGCAAAAGTCAGAAAAGAAACGTAAGTCCAACAGAGCATAAAAGAATTAGAAGAGAACATTTTAATAATAAAAAAATTAGAATAGGTTGTCAGTTTGTTCTTATAAATTTGTTGGGTAAAAAAGTTCGATGTGGATACAACGAAGATCCAAGTCTATTAGATTGGCATCATCCTTCTCCAGGTCAAAAGTATAAACATGATAATGGTAAAAGATTATCTGTTGCAGAAATGATATCGAGAGGATTGAGTAAAGATTTGATAGAGGCAGAAACAAATAAATGCATTGTTTTGTGTCGAAAACATCATGCAGAAGTTGAGATGAAAAAAAATAAAACTTGACAATTTTTTGCAACTATGCATAATGAAGAAATCATTTTAACAAAAAACGGAGGAAATAAAATGACAAAATCTCAAAGTAAAAACTCTTTAAGACAATATCTTGAAGATCTAAAAGCAAAGAGAAATGAAAAACCTAAGACTATCCCGATCAAAAAAACTAAAGAAATGAAAAGGATAGAAAAAGGTCTTAGTGATCTTTTTAATAATACCATAGGAAAAATCTAGTGCATTTCAAATATAAAACAATGCCATATCAACATCAAAAAGATGCATTGATGCATAGTTTCGACAAACGGAACTATGCATACTTTATGGAGATGGGATGTGGTAAGTCTAAAGTTCTGCTCGATAACATGGCATGGCTAAGACTACAAAAGAAAATTGATACTGCAATCATCGTTGCACCAAAAGGAGTGTATAGAAATTGGGAACTGACAGAGATTCCAAAACATTTTTTAGATGAAGTAGAGCATGAAGTATTTACCTGGAGAGCTAATCCAAACAAAACTCAAAGAGATGACTTAGTTAGAGCGACAAAAGATAGATCAAAGTTTAGAATACTTCTAATTAATGTTGAAGGATTTGCCACACCAAAAGTAAAAAAATATACTGAAGCTTTTATCAAAGACTCAAACTTTTTATTAGCAGTAGATGAATCAACAACGATAAAGAATCATCAAGCTAAAAGAACAAAGGCATTAGTTAATCTTGGGAAACAAGCAAGTTATAAAAGGATATTGACGGGTTCTCCCGTTACTAGGTCACCAATGGATTTGTTTTCTCAGTGTTTATTTATGAGCCAAGACTTGTTAGGGTTTGATTCTTATTGGTCTTTTCAAGGTCGGTATGCCGTCACTAGAAGACAGAAGATGGGCGCTCACTCTTTTAACCAGGTTATTGGTTATCGAAACTTGGATGAACTTGCACAAAGATTAAAAACATTCTCGTTTAGAGTTACAAAAGAAAATGTATTAAAAGATGTACCACCAAAAATTTATACAACTAGATATGTTAACCTATCGACAGAACAGTTAAGTCACTATCAATCAATGAAGAAACATGCATTGACAGTGGTCGATGATGAGTTAGTAAGTGCAACTGAAGTCATGACACAATTAATTAAGCTGCAACAATTACTTTGTGGATTTATTGTGACGAATGATGGGAAAACAATAGAAGTAAAGAACAACAGAATAAACTGCATGTTGGATGCTATCGAAGAGATGAGTGGCAAAGTTATTATTTGGGCAAGGTTTAGGCACGACATTGTTGCTATAACAAATGCTCTTAGAAAAAAATATGGTCATGCATCTACTGTAAATTATTATGGAGATACATCTGAGAAAGATAGACAAGATGCAATTTTAGGAATTGAGAACGATCCAAGTATAAGATTTTTTGTAGCCAATCCTCAAACGGGAGGCAGAGGTTTAACCTTGGTCAAGGCGACAAATGTAATCTATTATTCTAATGATTTTGATTTAGAAAAACGGATTCAATCTGAAGATCGTAATCATAGATCGGGTCAAACGAATCAAGTTGTCTATGTTGATTTGATAGCAAAAGGCACGATTGACGAGTATATTGTGAAGGTTTTACACAATAAAATTGTCTTGGCGGGCAAGGCGCTAAACGAAGAAGCGAAGAAATGGTTACAAATTTCTCCAAAAAAAGATGATTAATTGCTGAAAATTATAACAAAATACTATATATGATAAGTGAGAGCAACAAACCACAAGGAGTAACAATGAGAAAATATAGAACAGTGGCTATCCCAATAGATGTTTTTGAAGAACTCAAACAGATAGCAAACCAAGAGGGAAGATCTTACGCAAGACAGATCTCTTGGATGATTAAAAATTATTTTTCAAAAAACATTGACAAGTAATTACTATTTATTATATGTTTACATATCGCATAAAATCTCACTCGGTAGAATTTCTCCTTATTATTCTACCGAGGATTTTATAAAAAGCCGAAGGGCATAACTTTAACAAAGGAGGTTCAATTATGAACGAGTTATTTGAAACGATGGTTGCAGATGCGGGTGCGTTTGATAATGTTAACGCAAAAAAAGGGAGTGAATTATCCTCTCTAATTCGTAATAGTCAACAACTTTCAAATCAAATCAAAGAAGCCGAACAACACCTTAAAGATCTTAAGGCAATGAGGCATAAGGTAGATACAGAATCTATTCCTGCAATGATGCAAGAAATGGGTATGGACTCTATTACTGTGGATGGTAATAAAGTTCAGTTAAAACCTTTTGTCCATGCAAGTATTCCTTCAGATCGAAAAGGAGAGGCATTTGATTGGTTAAGATCAATAGGAGAAAGCGACATTATTAAGAACGATGTCGTTGTTAGTTTTAGCATGGGAGAAGATAATCTTGCTAAATCTATCGTTGCCGATCTCGAAGAGAAAGGCGTTAATCCAAGTTCAAAGACACATATACATCCAATGACTTTGAAATCTTGGTTATCGGATCGTATCAAAGATGGAAAAGATGTAGATCTTGAAATGTTTGGTGCATATGTTGGTACAACTGCTACATTTAGAAAGGTATAATTATGACAACACAAGTAGTAGAAAAAAAGAAAGCAGGTCTTCCTGCAAATTTGATAAGTGAAATGGCAACCGATTCTGGCTTGGGACTATCTAACGTAACGGCAGATGATATGCAGATTCCTTTTTTAAGGATTCTACAAGCATTGTCTCCACAGTTAGTTAAAACTAATTCGGATTATATTAAAGGTGCAGAACAAGGAGATATCTTTAATACTGTTACCCATCAAGTATGGAAAGCAGATGAAGGTATTGTTGTTGTACCATGCTATTTTGAGCAAAAATTACTTGAGTTCGTACCAAGATCTCAAGGAGGTGGTTTTGTACAAGAGTTACCAAAGAATCATCCAGATGTTTTAAATGTTCAAAGAGACAAAGAAACAAACATGGATATGTTACCAAGTGGTAATGAACTTGTAAGAACGGGTCAACATTATGTCAAAATTCTTAATGAAGAACTAGGCTTATTAGAACCTGCTATCATCGACATGAAGAAAACTCAAATTAGAAGATCAAAGATTTGGGTTACACAGATGTCAATGCAAACGATTAAGTTGCAAGATGGTACATCAAAACCTGCTCCTATGTTTGCCAATAAATGGAAACTGAAAACAGTAGCCGATGGCAATGACAAAGGATCTTGGTATTCCTGGCAAATAGAAAAAGTTGGGATGGTAGACTCTATGGACATGTACAATGAGTGCAAAGAGTTCCATAGCAGTGTTGCATCTGGAGAAGTCAAAGCAACGGCAGTAGCCGATGAAATTGATCAAGCTCCTTCAGTTAATGCAGACGAAGTGCCGTTCTAACTTTATAAAGAGTTTCGGGTGGGGGTTCCTCCATTTTCATTTTACCTCCACCTGAAAGCCATTTGCGAGGAATAATTAATGGACAATGGTCAAAGGTTTATGGATGCTTTTGAGGGATTCTCAGAGGCACACGGAGAGACAAAGATTTCCCAGGAAAGAAGACAAGGGAAACAAGCGGCAAATTCATATATAAAAAGAACTCCTTTAACATTAGAACTTATTAACGGTCATCTACAAGGTGGACTTGGTGTTGGTGCTATCCCGATTAACGAGGAGAACATGTGTAAGTTTGGTGCATTGGATATCGACACATATCCTATTGACCATGTTTCATTAGATAAAAAATTAAGAAAACTTAAAATACCATGCATCGTTTGTAGAAGTAAAAGTGGTGGAGCACATATCTTTTTCTTTCTTTCAGATTGGATGAATGCAGGTGAATTTAGAGATAAAGCATCAGAGATTGCATCAGTTATTGGATTTGGTAACTGTGAGATATTTCCAAAACAAGAACAAATATTAGTAGAGCGAGGAGATGTAGGTAATTTTATAAACCTACCTTACCATAACAAAGATCAAACCATGAGGTATGCCTTCAAAGAAGATGGAGAGGTTGCCACATTCGAAGAGTTTTTAGATTTAATAGACAAAAGAAAAGTCAAACCAAATACATTTTTTAAATTACAAGTAGGAACAAAAAAGACAGAACCATACCCCGAAGGTCCACCTTGTTTAAATGTCATGGCATTAAACGGCATTGGAGAGGGCGCAAGGAACATGTCTTTATTTAATTATGGGTCTATGTTTAAGAAAATGGATCCCGATAATTGGAAGGCGCTGCTTGAAAAATTTAACATTGATTATTGTACGAGTCCCGTATCGGCACAAGAGATTGTTCAGATACAAGGTCAGTTAGAAAAGAAAGAATATTTTTATACATGTAATCAAGAACCAATTAAATCTCATTGCAATAAATCTTTATGCAAAAGAAGAAAGTATGGGATTGGTGCAAATATAGATGCAGTAGAGATAACGGGTATATCGATTGTTAAATCAGAACCAAGAGTATTTTTTGCAGACTTAGATGGCAGACGATTAGAGTTAACAAGTTTTGATTTACAATCACAATCAAAGTTTCAGATTGCATGTTTAGAACAACAAAATTTTATGCCACCAAAGATAAAAGAAGGCGATTGGCAGATTCTAATTAATGGGTTATTAGCAGAGGCGAATGAAATAGAAGTGCCAGAGGAACTTACATACAAAGGACATTTTAATCAACTACTTGAATCTTTTTGTTATGGCAGAGTACAAGCACAATCGGCAGAAGAACTTTTAATTGGTAAGCCATGGATAATGAACGGATTTGTATATTTTAAAATTGATTCTTTACTTGAATTTTTTAGACAAAAAGGATTTACACAATATTCAAAAGGTCAAATACAAGAGAGAATAAAAGAAATAAATCATGGGGACAAATGTAATGAGCCTAGAAATTTTAAAACAACGGATGGTAAACAAAAATCAATTCGTGTTTGGTGGGTTCCAGAAGTTAAAGAAGAAGTTGAAATACCAAAAGTAGAGTTTGAAGAGGAGCCTCCGTTTTGATAGAAGTCATCGTATCTTTTTGTATCGTTTTAGTAGAAGAGGCAAGACACAAGGGTGGAGAGTCTATTTGTAACTTTTATAACCCTGGCATTGTGTTTGAAAATAGAAAGCAATGTATTAAAGAAAAAAAATTAATAGAGGACTATGTTGTAGAGGAGTTCTGGAAGATACGTCCAGAGGCAGTAAGAATATTTGCGAAAGGAGTATGCACACATGGCAAACGCACAGGAAGAAATAAGGGCAGAGACAGAGAATGAAACTGCTATATTCGGGCCACCAGGCACGGGTAAAACAACGACACTTTTAAATATCATGGAGGAGGCTATTGCTGATGGTGTCATGCCAGAGAGAATAGCCTTTTTATCTTTTACAAGGAAAGCGGCACAAGAGGCAATTGATAGAGCTTGTTTAAAATTTAATTTAGATGAAAAATGTTTTCCTCACTTTAGAACACTACATTCTCTTGCTTTTCGTTGGGTGGGCATGAAATCAGAAGATGTAATGAAAGCTGCCGACATGAGATTTTTAGCAAAAAAATTAGGTATAGTTTTTAAAAAAGAAGGTAAAATTAATGTAGAGGATGGAGATCTTTTTAGACCTGGGACAAGTGAAGGAGATAGATACTTTCACATACTAGCGATGTCTAAACTAAAAGAAAGAGATTACATGAAAGAATTTGATATGTTTGGGGATCTAACATTGGACAGAGCATATATGCCCGTGGTTGCAGAGGCATACGAGAGTTATAAAAAAACTCATAAAAAAATAGACTTTACAGACATGCTTTTAGAATTTTTAAAACAACAAACGGGCCCAGAGTTAGACTTATTAATTATAGATGAGGCACAAGATTTAGTCCCAATACAATGGAGAATGGTCAAGGAATGTTTGTTACCTAATTCTAAAAAAGCATATTATGCTGGGGATGACGATCAATGTATATTTAATTTTACGGGTGCAAATGTAAATTATTTTTTGAACTGTGCTAACAATCACATTGTTTTAGATAAATCATTTAGAGTTCCATTTACAGTTTATCAAATTGCAAAAAATATAATAGACAAAGTTCATACTAGAAAAATAAAAAAATACAAACCAAAAGAAGAAGAGGGTTTGGTTTCTTACTATTACGATGTCATGGACATAAATTTTAATGAAGGAGAATGGTACATATTAGCCAGAACAAACAGAATATTGTTTGATGTTTCTGAGAGACTTAAAAAAGAAGGATATGTCTTTTGGAAAGAGGGCGCTGGTTGGTCAATATCAGAAGAGGTAGTTAGCAGTATAGAGGGGTGGTTAAAAATATGCAAAGATCAAAGCTTAACTGTGCATCAGTGGGTGCAGTTTTCAAAAAGAACAAAAAAGGGAATGATAGAACATGGTGGAAAAAGAAAGATAGAACAACTAGATCCAGGCAATACATATACGTTAGACGATTTATTGAACAGCGATTTGGGTTCTTATCTAAATTTAGACAAAAAAATGATGTGGTACGATGTTTTAAATATAACGGAGGCTCAAAGAATATATATCATTGCGGCACGAAGGAGGGGAGAATTTATTCTAACAAAAAAACCTAGAATAAGAATATCAACCATACATAAAGCAAAGGGTGGAGAGGCAGATAATGTTGCATTAATTCTTGACTGCCCTAAAATAATAAAGGAAAAAGGAGATGAAGACAGCGAACATAGAATCTTCTATGTTGGAGCAACTCGTGCTCGTAAAACTCTTCATATCGTTGAACCTAAAGATAAGAATGGATATGAATTATGAAAAAAGACAGAGACTATTTTTTAGCAGAAGCTCAAAAATTAATTAAAGGTCCCAGAGCAAAAGATTATGGGCCAGTAAAAAAGAATCATCAAAGAATAGCAGATATATGGACTATTCTTTTGGATAAAAAATTAAAAGAGCCAATTACACCAGAGGAAGTTGTAGCTTGTATGGTAGGTGTTAAAACTGCTAGACTAGCAGAGGACATAAACAAAGATGATTCTTGGATAGATATTATAGGATACGCTGCACTAGGAGGCGAAATAATTAATGACAAGTGAACAATATCACTTAAACGGATTTAATGTTATTGATCAAGACATAAAAGATTTATCTTGGGGTAACATAGATTTTGACTGGTCTCCTCCAAGTGACTTTCCAGATTTAACAAAAGCATCAAGAATATCCGTAGACTTGGAAACAAGAGATCCTAACTTAATAAAATTAGGGCCTGGATGGTGTAGAAAAGATGGATACATTATAGGAATAGCAGTTGCTGCAGGCGATTTTCAAGGTTATTATCCCATACGACATGCTCAAGGTAATATAGATTCAAAGTTGGTGTTTAACTGGTTTAGAAAACAAATGGACACACCACATATACCAAAAATATTTCATAACTCTATGTATGATGTTGGATGGTTAAGAGCAGAGGGAGTAGAGGTCAAAGGTCCCATATTAGATACAATGATCATGGCTCCACTGATTGATGAAAATAGAAGGTTCTATAATTTAAATAGTCTCGCTATTGATTATTTAAAAGAGTTTAAAAACGAAAAAACTTTGAGACATGCTGCAAGTGAGTTTGGAGTAGATCCAAAATCAGAGATGTATAAATTACCTGCTAAATATGTGGGTGCGTATGCAGAACAAGATGCTGCTGTTACTTTAAAATTATATGATCACTTTGTAACTCTTTTAGATAAAGAAGAATGTACAAGTATATTTGAATTAGAAACATCTTTACTGCCCGTTATCCTAGATATGAAAACAAAAGGGGTACGAGTTGATTTGGATCAAGCAGAAAAAACTAGAAAACAAATGGCAGTCCAAGAAAAGAAGTTACTTGATGAGATAGTCAAAGAGACTGGTGTTGCGGTTGAACCTTGGGTCAGCACATCTATAGCACAAGTCTTTGATTTTTTTGGACTTGAGTATTCTCGCACAAAAAAGAGCAGGTCTCCCTCTTTCACAAAACAATTTCTCTCTCATCATCCTCATCCAATAGCAAAAAAGATTGTTAAAATAAGAGAGCTTAACAAAGCGAATACTACGTTCGTTGAAACAATTCTTAATCATGCTCATAATGGTCGTATACATTGTGACTTTCATCCTCTTCGTACTGACGATGGTGGAACTGTAACTGGTCGTTTCAGTTCTAGTAATCCTAATCTACAACAAATACCATCTAGAGACTTAGAAATCAAGAAGGCTATTAGAGGGTTGTTTATTCCAGAGGATGGATGTAAGTGGGGTTCTTTTGATTATGCTTCACAAGAGCCAAGATGGTTGGCGCATTATTGTGCTAAACCAATGGATGGATATGTGCATCCTTTGATCGAGGAAGTGGTAACCATGTATAAGGAAGGAAAAGCAGACTTTCATCAAATGGTTGCAGATATGGCAAGTATAAGTAGAAAAGAGGCTAAAACTGTAAACCTTGGAATTATGTATGGCATGGGTCGTAAAAAACTAGCAGACACTTTAGCTATAACGGAGGAAGAGGCGAAGGAATTATTAGAAACATATAATAAAGAAGTTCCATTTGTAAAAGACTTGGCAACAAGAGTTTCAAATTATGCATCTAACCATGGAATTATAAGAACTCAATTAGGAAGAAAATGTCGTTTTGAATTATACGAACCAAGAGGTTTTACTGCCAAAAGACCTTTGCCACTGAAAGATGCAGTGAAAGAATATCAGAATGTTCAAAGAGCATATACATACAAGGCGCTCAATAGATTGATTCAAGGGTCAAGTGCAGACCAAACTAAAAAGGCAATGGTCGATTGTTATGCAGCAGGTTTATGTCCGATGTTAACAGTTCACGATGAACTTTGTTTTAATATTGAAAATCAAGAGCAAGTGGACAAAATAAAAGAGATAATGACTACTTGTGTCCCCGAAGTAAGAATACCCTTTGAAGTTGACGCTGAACTAGGCGATAATTGGGGTCAAATCAGTTAAAAAGCTTGAAAACGATAATAGATACCCGTACAATAGAAGTGCATAACGTAACGTAAGATCACACACGGAGGTATCGTTTCACCTCTGTGTGGCGATCTGAGAGCCTCTTTTTTTCAAAGATTCCATGATTTTGGTACGTTTTTCGTGTGTTAGCGTTGACCAAGTAGATATTTCACTTAATGTTCTAAAACAACCAATGCAACTATAATTTTCTATCTTACATACGTTTCGGCACGGGCTTACAATACGCTGTGATTTTTTTTGAAGGTTCATCTTCTTGTGGAATCCTTGGTTGATCTGTTAGTTTTTGTGCAAAGTACAGACATCTGTCTACGCTTTTAAATCGTTGTGTCTGATTTACGATTTGTGAATCTATCATAAACACTAACAGAAATTCAATCATTCTTTTTTTGTCTTCCAGAAATATTCATCAGTATCTCCAAGTCTAAACTTCTGTCCGTTTTCGACCTGGTATTCTATTGTACTGACTTTAAAGTCTGGTTGCAATGGCTCCTCTGGAGTTAAAGAATTATCATAGACACGCATTCTATTGTTTGGATATAAACAAAACTGTCCGTTGCTAAGTTCTATGATATTGTGTGATTTATGTTCTGCTGGTTTTTCACTGGTTGAATAATCAATAACATCTGGATCTGCATGATAGTTATCTAATGTTGCTATATATTGACCCGTCAATGTTCCGTGGTCTCTGGTATAGACTTCAAAGTCCATGGACGCTATAAAGTTCTTAGAAATAGCAACCACGCCATAATCCATGCAATTCCAAAACTGGAGATTGTAAAGATCCATATCTGGAGTCGGGACAACTGGGTTAGAAACGAATGCACTAATAGGTAGCTTATCATACAAAGCACCATAATCGGGAAGGTAAGTTTCGAAATAAAACGCTCTCCCAGGTATAGACTTGGCTGTAATCCAAATACCTTTAACAAACTCTCCATGACCATCCTCATGATCTCTTAAATATTCTCTTCTGACCCATACATCTATCGATGGTAAATTGACAATTGATGTTGGCATTATGACTTCGGATTCTTTTTTCTAGCTTTTTTTGTTCGTGCATAAGATCTGTTCTTCGATGCTGATACAACTTTTAATTTACTATGTTTCTTCAGCGCATTACCACCAACATGATGTACATCTTTGCCATCACCTTTTTTGACGAGACCTTTCTTCATCATTTTTTTACGAGCGTAGTTACGATTGACCCTTTTCTTTCTACGAGACTTGGGTTCTATTTCATACTCTCTTTGATAATTACGTTTGTATGCCATTAATGTAACATTTCTTTTGGTATCATTTCTATTTCAACAAGAGGTTGTGAGATATGAGAATCATGATAGTCTCCATAAAAATCATAATCTCTTACAAAAGTTTCTTTAATAATAGTTCCATTCACAATTTTTATGGTGGAAAACTCTTGTCTAATTATATTGTCACCATGATCTGAATTCATAGCATCTTTTAACGGGCCTTCTTTCATACTATTAATCCTTTCCTATATCCATTTGTTCTGTCATAGGTAAGCACATCTTTTCTGTTTTCGCCATTGTTATTGTACGAGACATGAACCCAACCAGAACTTGGATCTCCAGTATAGCATTCTAAGATCAATTGATCAAAGTCCATCTTGTCTTGTATATATTGAGCAAGTTTTAAATTATCAACGCCTGGTATTTCTATATCAGCCGCTTGACCTTTTGCATGTTGACTGGTTGATTTTGAGCCAATCGCTTCACATAAGGCGGGACTGCGATACCCAGAGTTAATAACCATGGGTCTTTGAAAGTGATATCGTATCTCTTCTAGAACAGCGTGACACAACTGTTCCATAGCTTGTATATGATTATCATCTGGTGTGTTGTCAATACCTTTGCGTTCTGCTGTTTGTGATTTTGTAAACTCTGTTAGACTAAAGTGAGCGGATAGTTTCACTGATTTCTCCTTTGTAATATTTCCATATTCTTTGCTGCATCAATGGGATTACTTCCTAAAAGACCTGGAACCATTTTATTTGCAGTTCCTATTATATCAGAAATAGTATTTGTATTCACATTATTTATTGGCTTTGTTGTGGTCGTGGTTGTTTTCTTAGGAGGAGGTGGTGTTACTTTCCCTACATTTTTAGCTTTTCCAAATAAAGTTGTTTCGGCGGGGAAATCAAACTCAGATTTCATGGCTTCATCTACACCACTGACTTCTAATGATTTACCATTTAAATCATCGTATATTTTTCCTAATTCTACTGTAGGAAACTCTTTGGCTACAACTGGTTCATTTGAAATTATTCTAGTGTTATAAAAGTCTTGAATCATGTCTCTGCTAATTGAATAGGGAGCAAATTTACCTTGAGAAATAAATTCAAAATCTTTTTCACTCATTTTGCCTTGAAGTTTCATGACTTTAAATATGGTAGTATCATCCATTCCTACTTCTTTTAATGCTTTTATTTTAGCATATAAATTTTGTTGCAATCTAAATAAAGTTTCATTCCCATCTTTATAACCTTGAATTAAATCTGCCTCTGTTATATTTGCATCATCTATAAAAGCGTTTAAAGTTGTTTTTATACCATTTCTACCTCTGGTAAATTCTTTAGCGCCATAATATAGTGAATCATTTAAGTTGGCTTTTAACCCTCTTATTCCAGTAAAGGCAGTTAAGACTTCAGATGGTGCATCGTACACTATACCACTTTTACTAGGGACAACTTCTCCAGTTAGTTTCTCTGTAAATGCTTTACCTATTCTGCCTTGCTCAATATCAAATCTGCCTCCAGGTCCTACTGCTACGGGTTTAAAAATGGTTTGTTCTAAAATAGCAGGATTAAAAGCATTTAAAACATGAGCAATTCTTTTTTTCATTTTAGTCCCAGCAGAATCTTCTCTGTCGTAAATTTTTATACCCATAGATGTTCTTCCATCTCTAAGACCTGGTGTTACATCAATAATTCTTTCTGCAAACAAAGACTCACCAGCAAAAGGTTCAGAAAAGTTTTTAAATGCTTCAAAAATAGCAAGTCCTACATCTCCGACATCTTGCACACCTAAAGATCCTTTTTTGTTGTAAACATCTAAAGCAGCTCTTGCAGGTTGTAATACAAAATCATATGGCATCATGTAACTTAGATCTGCATATTCAAACTGATACTCTCCTCTAGAATCTTTTTTAACACCAGAAAGAGGCATTATATTGTGTCCTAACATATATTCTGGTAATGCGTGTATTCTAATTTTTTCTAGCTCTTCATCAGTTACACCAGTGAATTTTTGTGCAGTCATGACAGCAGCTTTAGGAACGATATATGCAGAAGAGATATAACCAGTCAATCTCTGTGCTCCTATTGCTCTTATTTGTTTTTGTAATTCTTTTGCAGCTTGACTACCTATTTTTGAAATTAACTCTGGAGATGCAGTAAAAGCTAATTCATCTACACCTCTTGATAAAATATTAGTACTGTTTCTAATTATTTCTGCTGGAAAAGATGCAAAAGCACCAAAGAAAGGCACTCTTCTTATCTTCTTCACCACCTCTGGAACACGACTGTAAATGGGCATTGTATCTTTTACAATATCACCAGCTAAAACGTCCAAACCATCTATGTCACTGATTAATTGATTTTTTTGTCTTTTAGCTATTCCAGCTCTAATTAAATCATCAGTTATACCATCTATGTTTTGTATGCCTGCTTTTCTAAAAGCTGCACTATATTTTGCTTTTTCTGCTAAAAATCCTACTGTTTTCCAGTAAGTGTCTGTGCCAGTATATAATCTTTGTAAAGGTTTTGCTCCAGGTATTTTATCAACCACACCTAAAATACCATAGTCTTTACCTTCATTTTTTATTAACTCTCTAAATTCATTAACAACTAAGTTTTCATCTCTTATGCCAAGTCTGGCAGTTAAATCAAAAAATTGTTTTTGTTCTTGTGTAGATAAATTTTGAAGTTGTTTAAAAGACAACGCCATGGATTCACCTAAGTTCATGTTTCTCATGATGTTTCCATTAGCTCCAATAAAAAACACACCAGAGTTAAAGTTTCTAATTTGTGAAAGTGGATTATACACAGTTTTAGTCATTTGTGCTAATCCTTTTAATTGAAGAGAAGCACCCCACACTGTGTTAAAAATACCATCACCTCTAAGACCCATCGTTAAAGAATTATATATCTCTGGAGCAACATAATCGCCAGATAAGTTTCCATACTTACCTCCAAACACAGACAGTTTTTCTGCAACTTCTTGTGTTAATTCAGATCCACCTGCTTCATCTAAAACAGAACCTGGCACTCTTTGTGGAACATATTCTCCCAATTTAACATAACCATTTTGTTTTAAAAAATTTATTGAGTTAGGATCAGTTAAATTTTCACCAGAAATAATTAAAGGTCTACCACCTCCACTTAAAGAAGCTATTCCTTCATCTGCATTAACTTTCATTTGGTTCGATAATCCAGCGTATAAACGACTTCCGTTTAGTGTCATAGACATATCTTCTATTGTTTGTGTGTAAATATTTAAAGGATCTGTCTTTTCATTTAATAATTTTCTAAGTTCTGGCACTCTATCTAAAAAGGCACTTCTTTTTTTTAAAAGACCTTCTGAAACTTCATATAAAGGTTTTTGTCCAACCAGTTGAGGACCTTGTCTTAGAGCCAAAGCAGTTTTTTTCATTGTTTCTTTTGCAGTTATACCACCATTAACAGAATTTTCTTTTATGATATCTTCTACTATTTCTGTTGCTCTTACAGTTGCATTTTCGTCCTCTGGAAAACTAGCTGCTATTTTTCTTACGGCGGCTGAATATTCTGGTTTTGCTCTAATTTGAGTTAATGTTTCACCTTTAGCAAAAGCACCTTCATAAGTTCTCCTTATATACTCTCCTTGTTGCTCGTTAATTGTATTAATAAGTTGATTTCCAAAATTTGCATCTAATTCACCACTATTTATTTTAGTCTGAATATCATCTCTAAATTGTGTTGATAGATCATCAATATGTTTTCTCATATTTGTTGCAGCCGTTTTAACTGCATTCCCATAAGAATCTAAAGCTGTTGAATTTCTATTTGTTAAAAAATCATACAAATTATTGTGCGCTTGATTAATGCCTAGTCTGCCTCTACCAAATAATCTTTGACCATTAACAACTTTATTTAGTTCTTTTTCAAAACCAGCTATGTTAGCTGCAACTTTATCTGCGTCTAATTTTGTAATGCCTTTTATATCTGCGAGTTGTTCATAAACTTCACTTGGAGTTATTCCTTTACTAGCAAAATATTTTTCTGGTAACCGACCCAAACCTTTATTTATTGTAGAACCTAAGAAAGAAAAACCTTTACTTACTGCTTGTAAAATAGATGGAACACCTGGAACTTGCAAAGTTGTTTTAGCAGCAGCGCCTACAATAGGAAAAGCAGCTTCGACCGCTAAACCAAATGCAGTGGCTTCTGCACCTAGTTTTAGTTTGTTCGATATTCTTCTTTTAGCTTCATCTATTGAATTAACTTTAATTTCATTATCTGTTTTTAAGGCATCTGGCAATGCATCAAAACTGTCAGATAATGTTACTGCATTATCTGGTGAAGATAAAAATTCTGCTGCTCCACCTCTTATACTTGTTCTACCAGCTTGTTCTACTCTTCTAGCAACTGTAGATCTTTCTCCTATTTTTAAAGGTTTTTGAGCTATTTTAAGCACTCTAGCTACTTTTCCTAATCCTAAAAAAGAACCTAGAAAACCAGATAATCTTTCTGCTATTTTACCACCACCAGACTCTGGAGTAAGACCAGTATACTCTTGAAAATTATTATAAGATTTCTCTACTTTGTCTGCTCTTTCAGAGTCTCCCATGAGATTAAAAACAGTTTTAGTAGGCTCTACCACCAAACCTCTAGCAAGACCAGATCCAACTCCTTGTGCTATGTCACCAAAAGTTGTTTCTTCTACTTTTTGTGGAGTTTCAAGACCACCTTGATCTTCACTTATAGTTTCTGTTTTTTGTTTGTTTAATTCTGATTGAAGAGCACTTATAATTTGGTCATTACTTGTGTCATCTGGTGCTTCAACTTCATATTTAGATCCATCTGGTAATTCAACTTCATATTTAGCCATGTTTTACCTTTAATTTATTTTTTTTATTTTTATATCACTAGTATCTGTTTTCTTTTCCTCTTTAGTGTCAGTTTCTTTTTGTATGTTTTGAGGTATCTTTCCAGTCAAAACACCTCGTATTATTGCTTGTGTATCAAAGTTTGTAGCTTGATTTTTAAAAGGACTAGCATTGTATATGCCCATCACTTTTTTTTGTATTGTATTAACTTTTTGAGAATCAGAAGATTTAATAAAATTGGCATACTCTGCCTCACTCATATAATCTTTAGGATTAGCTGCTATTGTGGTGGTTAAAGTTTGTCCAAACTTATTGTTATTCTTACCAGCGCTATCAATCATTTTGTTTATAACTGAAGTAACTCTGTTTAATCTGTTTTCCTCTTTCTTAAAGATTCTTTCTTTTGCAGATTCTTCTGCTTGAATAGCTAATTTTGTGGCTGTTAATTGTATTTGTCTTTTTTCTTTTCTATCGTCATCCAGTGCATCACCATACATTTTAAAACCTTGAGCAAGTCCTCTTGTTATATTTGTCAATGCATCTGGACTGTCTCCAGCAGCGATTAATAATCCAGTCATAATAAGGTTAAAATCTTTATCTGATTTAATACTTCCTTTATCTCCAACTGTTGATTCTAATATATTAGAATATAAAGCTTTTCTATCGGTTAAACTTAATCCCTCTAAGTTAATTCCCAAAACATTACTTAAATTATCTGTATTTAAATTTTTATTGTTAGCATCTAAAAAATTATTAGAAAAAGAATGATTCTCTGCTGTAGCATTTGAACCTTCTTTTTTAGCCTCATCTATTTTTTTAGTGTTTTTATTTTTTGTATTATTAATCACAACTTCTGTAGATTGTTTATCTTCTGACAAATCCTTTTCATTGTGTGATGCCTCTCCAACTATTGATGCCTCTCCAAGAAGATTTTCAGGTCTTAATTTAGGAACTTCTGGAAACTCCTCACCCTCACCTTTTAATTGAGGACCACCAACAGCAGAACTAAATTCTTCAGCTTGTATCTTATCTTTTTTTTCTTGTTCGTATGCTTTTCTTCTAGATTCAAGTTTATCAATTACATCACCTGGCATTTTTTTAAAAAAATCTAGTGTTTTATTTATTTTAGGTGTAATAAAATTTGTAAAGTTTTTAATGTCTTCGCTTGTTCTTTTCAAGAGCTGCGATCCTCTTGCCGATACATCACTAAAATAACCTGGTACATTTTGTTGCTCATCTCCCATTTTAAAAGCTCCAACATCTCCAGCAGGTTTTGCAGGCATAATATCTATACCTTGAGTGGCTGCTATTCTATTTTTTAAAACATCTTTTCCTTCTGAAACTCTTGCTCTTTGTATTTCATTTTTTGTTCTAGCTTTTTCATCGTCAAGAGCGTCTATATTAATTTGACGAATATCTTGAAACTTGTTGAGAGGATTAAGAATATTTAATATTGAACTCCCAATTCCTGTATCTCCAGTAGGAATAAAACTAGTGTTTGGTATTTGAGTAGAAAATTGAGAAGGATAATTTAGTCGAAACTTAGTGCCTGGTTGTGTTGGATTACCAACTACGTTAACACCACCCACTCTAAACCTTTTCATAAGCTCTGGACCACTAGCCATGATACCAGTAGCGCCACCACCTTTTTTACGAAACATCTTTCTATTGTATACGGTCATTATGTAGCTCTTGGTTGAAAGTTAAATAAGTTTCCAAATCCACCTGCACTTCCCGCGGCACCGAGTCCAGCAATACCAAGTCCTAACATTTGTGATGTTCTACTTGGTCCAGGGGTAGTGGTCGTTGAATAAGTTTGTTGCAATGCTGGAACACCTCTAAAGATGTCAGACATAAAACCAATCTGTTGATAAGGTAATGCTTGTTCTGCAAGTGTGTTTGCTCTTGCAACATCAAGTGCTCTTTGATCTTGTTGTTGTTGTAGTCCACCAATCCCTAACAATGTGTTAATATCTTGTACACCCATTTGTTGTCCAAGTTGTCCAAGACCAGCTTGTGATACACCCAACTGACCTGCTAACTGTGCTTGTCTTAATTGTTGATTCGCTTGTTGTTGTGCTAAGTTTTGTGCTTGTGCAAAACCTTGTGATCTTAACTGTGCTCCAGTTCTTGCTTGTTGATCCATTGTATCAGCTGCAATCTGTCCTTGCAGTACGGCTTGTCTAGAGCCACCAAATGCACCAGATCCTACTGCACTTGCTTGTGCTTGATTTTGTTGCTGTCTTCCTTTATCTGCAATGTCTGCTTGAGTTCTTGCAATAACATCTTCCGTGTAAGGATCCATGAATTTTTCATAACTTGTAGGATCAAAACTTGCACCTTGTGCGCCTGCAATACCTTGTTTAACAGCTTCACTTCCTTGTTGTAAAAAAGGTTGAAAAGCACCTACACCACTAAAAGCATTAAGTATAGCTTGTTTTTGTCCTTGTGATAAATCTGCTAACTCTTGTTCAGCAAATGGCATTTGTGTGCCTTCGCCTGTTAAGGCTTTAGCACTTGCGAATAAATCTGCTAAAAACTGCTCTTGAAACGGAGCCAGTCTGACGGTTTGTTCTACACTTTGTTGAGCCATTATGCTACCCTTTCTAATGAAGACATCATATCATACATTCTTGCTGCGCCCAAGTCCCTATCTCCTCCTCCAGCACCTCTTACGGCTTTAGCAGTTAATACGAACTCACCATCAGAAAGTCTTGCTGGGACTGAATCACTTGTACCAGTTCCAGGTCCTTCAACCTCTCCTCCATTATTCATGAATAAACTTCCTATTGCACCTATACCACCTAACCTTGATTGACCAGCCCCAAAAGGTGAACTTGCAGCAGTTGACACACCTCTGTTAAAAGCATTGCCAAATAGCTCTAATGCTTTTGCAGAATCTTTAGGAACTGTAGTTGAACCCGTTGTTTCCATTGGTTTTCCAAACTGATCTATTCCGTCACCTTGATCTATAGGCATATATGCTGCTTTTATATCTGATCTTGAGCTACCACTTGGTGCGTAAGCATTACTACCCATTTGATTTTTACCTGCTTCAAATAATCTGTTTGCCATGTCATCTGTAAAAGCAGGCAGTCTATTACCTAATTGATTAGCATTGGGCATACCTAGTCCACCACTTAAACCAGGCATTCCAGTAGGGTTTTTTGTTATATCAACACCAAACTTTTTTTGAGCCATATCGCTAACTTGATTTAAGAAAGGATCAATCTGTTCTTTTAGTGGCATTACTCCTTCCATTATTCCTTGATTAATTGTATCTCTTATCTGTGCAAGTCCTCCAGAAGACATAGTAACAACTTCATCATCGTCTTTATCTTTATCTTTATTTCTGTTTCTTAAGTCTTCAAAATATTGTCTTCTCTCATCTTCATCATTTAAAT